CAAACTCTGCCTGAGAATAGATATGAAGCTCAAGTACAAAGACTAGAAGAACTTAAAGCTCAAAGAGACGAAGTTGCAATTCCAGAATTCATGAGACCTAGAGCAGTTGGTGAAGAAATAAGTATGAATGCTGTTAGAGAAATTATTAAATTAAATAAAAATTTAAATCCTGAACAGTTAGCTTTGAGAGAAACTTACTATTCACGATTACTTAAAGCTGAATCAAATTATGGTAATAATAAAGATACTTTTAATTCAGAACGAGATGCTATAGGTATTGCACAAATTATTGAATCACAAGCTTTAGCTGAAGTTCAAAGACGAGCTAATCCAGACCCTGCTATAAATGAAGGAAACGGAGCTAATACACGAGCTTTTAATGAACGATTAAAAGAAATACATGGTATTGATTTACTTACTGTTACAGCTAAAGATTTAGAAATACCACTTGTTAATATAGCTGTTATGGAAGCTTATACTGCGAGCAACCCAAAAGCAATACCAACTGACCCTGTTGAACAAGCTTTATATTATGTAGATACCTATGTTAAATATGATAAAGCAAAACTAGGTGAAGCAGAATACAACAGAAAACGTAATGAGTCTATTGAAAATTTCTTAGTAAATAATGGCTTCCGTTCTGAGTGGAACGAGTATAGTAAAAATATTTAAAACATGACTGACGTATATCAAGATTTTATTAATGAAGTAAAAGGTGAAGACTCGTCTGTTCAACAAGAGGATACAACCTATAGTAATTTTTATCAGACTCAACAAGAATTACAACAACCAGAATTAATTTCTTATTCTGACCCTCTAATGCTCAAGTTGAAAAATCAAGTTGAACGCAACCCTCAAGCAGCTACTCTCCCACGTAATTACACATTAGACGACCTACAAAAAAATGAGGAGTTTAACGCTCGTGCTGAGCGTTTTATGGAAAGCATTGAAAAAGATGAAGATATTTTTGAGTATCTACGAGACACAGACTTTTCATTATCTTCGGCTATTGCTCGTGCAGGACAAGTTCGAGGATGGTCCGAACAAGAAAAAGCAGATTATAATTATCTAAGAAATGCTTTTGATAATGCTGAAATAGGAAGCACAAAACAATACTTACAACTTGCAGGAGACCTTACAGTTGATTTAGTGGCTGACCCACTAAACTGGTTATCAGCTATTTTCTTTGTACCATCAGCAGGTCAGTCTGCTGCTGTAGCTCTTGCAGCTAAACAAGCAGGTAAATCTACATTAAAAAGACTAACAGAAGCAGCTACAAAACCTGCTATTGTTGGAGCTATTGAAGGTGGAGTATGGACAGGTGCTCATGATTATTTTTTACAAGATGCTGATGTTGAATTAGGTTTAAGAGACCAAATAGATTATGGACAAACTGCATTAGTTAGTAGTTTAGGTGTTGGTTTTGGAGGTGCATTTGGTGGAGCTCTTGGAGCATTTACTAGTATTTCTCCTAAACTTAGTAAAAAAACTGACGAATATTCTAATGAAAACGATTTGATAAACCAAGCTGCTAATGTAAATCGTAAAACAGAAGAAGAAGCAGCAGGTATTGATAAAGCTGTTGATGAATTAGTTGTTAAACCTGATAAAGAAAAAAGACTTAGAAAAAGAGACCAACTTATAGCTAATACATTTGGTAAATATACCACTCAGTTTATAGGTATGGCACAGAACTCTAAAACTTTACAAAAACTACTAGGAAATTTTAGATACGATTGGTCACGTACCTTTACAGAAGGAGCTACAAAACTTGAAGCTGAATCGTATGGACTTGCCCTAAGTGAAAGAATGCATGGCTATCTATTTAAAATAAGAGAAGCATTAAATCCACTTAATAGAGAAACAGGACTAAAAACTTTTTTCAAAGACGATGAACTTCGTAAATCTCAAAATGATGATTTAGCTTATTTGTTAAGATTAAAGAAAAAAGATTTTGATAATTTAGTAAACTCAGGTAATATTAATAACTCCGGTTATGACCCTGCAGTTATTCAAGCTTCTATAAAAATTAGAGAAACTTTAAATGAAATATTTGAAGAAGGTGTATTTAGAGGACTATTAACAAGAAGTCAATTTATAGACCATTTCTTTCCAAGACACTTTTCACACGCTAAAATTAAAGCAGACAAACAAGGTTTAATAAAGATTATTACTAAATCTACACACTCTTTACCTCAAAATAATTATGCTGATGATGCATTTGATGTAAGAATAACTGCAACTGGTAAAGAAGAAGAAGTTTTAGACCCTGCTAGAAAATGGGTAGACCAAGAAGTATTTGAAAAAGACTTTGTTAAAGAAGCTAGTAAGGGTAGAACTAGCGTATATGAAGAACTAAAAGCTTCTGAAAGATTAATAGCTAGAAAAGCAAAAGCAACACAAATAGTTAACAACATGCTTGAGAAAAGACATACACCTTTTCAGTTTGGAACAAAAGACAATGCCGGAGGAGGACATCAATTTTTACAACACAGAGTATTTCGTGATATAGATGATAATGAGTTAGCACCTTATTTAGAAAACAATGTAGAAAAAGTATTAGAAGCTTATGTAACTGATGCATCTCGTGCAATTACACGAACTCAATTTTTTGGTAAAACTAAAGCTGCATTTGAAAAGAAATTTTTAATACCTATTAGAAATGAATTACGTAAAGAAAACATTGATGATGATGAAATAGACGAAACTATTCGTAGACTCAGATTAATGCACGAAAGAGTTACTGGATTAGATACTGACCAAATTAGAGTTAAAAATAAATATGGTGTAGGTGCTCTTGATGCTCTTAAATTATCACAGCAAATGGCTCACCTTCCATTAGCTACACTATCTAGTTTAACAGAACCTTTAATACTTTTAACTCGTATAGACTCAGTGGGTGGTAAGTTTGCTGCTAGTAAAGAAGTAGGTAAAGCTTTAGTTAAAGGTGTTAAGAAAGATGTAACTAAATTTACAAGATTTGTAAAAAGAGTTAGTGGTAAAGATGTTAAAGGTTTTGCAGATATGCAAGACGAATATTGGTATGAAGCTTATAAAGTTGGACTAGCTATGGAACAAGCTGTAGCTGACCGGATTGAAAGTTTAACTGGTGAAGCTCTAGAAGGCTCGTTTGTAAAAAAATTACAGAATGCATTTTTTAAAGTTAATTTTCTTTCAACATGGACTGGTGCAGTTCAACTAGCATCTTATACAACAGGTAAAAGAATTATTAGAGAACATGCTGAGCAACTATATCTTGATGCTGAAAATATTAAAAAACTAAGTAAGTCTAAAAAAGAATATATTAAAAAACAACTTGATGGATTGGGAGTGCACGAAAGATTTGCACGAGAATGGTATAAAAGGTCTTTAGATGAAGATGGTATATTTGATGAAGGTAGGTCGCAAGGAACAGCATCAACACTAACTAAACCTGACCAGAATAAACAAATTGCTTTTTACAAAAATCATTATCAAAAAGGAGCTAATAGATTTACACGAGAAATTATTTTAAATCCAAGCACTGCAGAAGCTAATAGACCTTTATGGTTCTCGCATCCGGCAGGACAACTCTTGGCTCAGTTTGCAGGATACCCAACAGTATTTAATAACACTATTCTTAAAAGATGGATTAATGAAGGTGTTGTGCAAAACAAACGTCAAACCTCTGCTAGAATTGCAGGTACAGCATTAGCTATGACAGCTATAGCAACCTATATGAATGCTGTTAGAAGTGGTGGTAGAAGTTTAGAAGAAGAAGATGGAACAATTATATTAGAAGCTGTACAAAGATGGGGAGGATTAGGTCCTGCTGACTATGCTTATCGTTTCCATCAAAATGCTGTAACAGGTAGTGGACAAGCAGGAGCACTACTTAAAACTCCTACAGGTCCTATTGTTAGTGATGTCTTTGATTCTGTATTATATAGAAAAGGTTTAACTGAAACCCTAGCTACTAATATTCCTTTTTATAGTGCCTTACCTAAAGATATTAGAGACTCAATGAAAAAGTCAGGTAGAGGAGTAGATAAAGCTGTGTGGGGAGAGATGTTTCCTCAACAGGGTAGAAAGAAAAAACCTTCAGGAAGATTTGTAGAAGCTACTAGAGATTATAATTTTGCAGAAGGTGGCATAGCTAGATTTAATTTTGTAGTTGGAGGAATAGCTAGAAGTATACTTAGAGATGCAATAAAAGAAATAAATAAACCTACACCTTCATTAAAAGAAATAGACAAATTGAGAGACAGAATTTCAGTTGAAGCTAAAGTTGCATATGATAATTGGTTTGATAAATTATCAAAACAAGATAAATTTGAAATAACAAATAAAGAAAGAGATGCTATGTATGATGTAAATACATCTGCTTTTATAGGTGATGGAAATCTAGGGGCAAGAAACCCTGCCGAACCGGGATACACTGTACCAATGGACCACGTTACAAAGTTTTATAAAGAAAATCCTGAGATTGAAAAATTAGATATACTATCATATGAATTATTTAAAATAGAACATGATTTACTTTTTCCTGATGAAATAGATGATAATTTTGGTAAACAATTTGATTTTGCAAAAGGTGGAATAGTTGATGTACCAAACGCATCTATTGAACCTGATGAAAAGAAAGTAAGAGGACTACCTTTGACCTATGCAGAACTTGGAGGAGTACTAGCTCAAGACGTAGAAGACCGTAAAGGTTTTGCTCTTGGAGGTATTGCAAACAAACTTGCAAAAACTACAAATGTAGAAAAAATAAGAGAACTATCTGCAGATGCTCATAAAGATGATGTTATTAGACACTTAACAAAAGAAGTTAGACAAGCTGAACCCATTTTTGAATCTAATTTACGTTCTCCATTATACAAAAAAGATGAAGCAAACTTTTATACCGAAGCAGTTAAAGAAGATGCATTTATGTATGTGGACTCAGATTTAGTAAATGAATTAGATGAACAGTTACAATATTCACCTGTAATTGGTAACAAAGCAACTATTAGACCTAAAAAATCAGGTGGTAAGAAAATTAAATATCAAGGTAAATTAAGTATTGTAAGACCATTAGATGTTGGTAAAATTAATGAAGATTCTTTAACAGGTTCAGGTTTCTCAGATTTACTATTACAAAATAAAGAATTACGTAATAAAATTATTAATGATTCGTATCTAGAGTCACAATATGCTAGAGAGTTAGTAACAAAATTTTTAGAAGATTACAATGATACACAAAAGTTAATTACAGATTTTTCTAATAACTCTACCGAGATTACTGAACCATTATTAAATATTAAACAAAGCACACAACTACGTAATTTATTAATTGATTTAGGTTATGATAGCATTCGTATGGAAGATGATTACATATTATTTGACAATGCTCAGTTTAAAGTTACCAAAAAATTGACAAAAAAGAATAGGACGATATAATGATATTGTATTTAGAAGACCAACTTGAAGCATGTTACCGACAGTATCGTATACATCAAGCAAGACAAAACATGCCCTCTATGACTTTAGACAATTTTAGATATATGTTTGAAGACCTTATGGCAGAAATCTATAAAGACCAAGAATAATGGGAATACCTTTTGAAATAATTACAATGCTTGGGTCTACCATACTGGGTGGGCTTATGAGTCTATGGTCACAGTCTATCAAAGCTAAACAAGCTCAACAAGCTATGTTAATGGAACGAGCTAAGTTTCAAGCTGAGACTGTTAAAGATGCTAGAGAATATGAAAACGCAGGTTTTCAATGGACTAGAAGAATTATAGCATTGACAGCTATATTCTCTATAGTTGTATTTCCAAAAGTTGTCGCAGTATTTTTTCCAGAAGTATCGGTAACTGTGGGATACACAGAGTTTAGACCGGGATTTTTCTTTGTGCCAGAAAAAGAAGTTATGGCATGGAAACAAATGTATGGTCTAGTTATAACTCCCCTTGATACAAACTTAGTAGGTGCTATAGTTGGCATGTACTTTGGAGGGAGTTTAGTTAAAAAATAAATGAAAAAGACATTAAAAGATGTTATCGAGAACGGACGTTGGAATTGGTACGGACTCGCAGACAAAGAAGAAGAAAAAGATTCCCAAGATAATTGTTATGAAGGATTGTTTTGGGATTTAGAAACAAGAGAATTCCTAAGATGGAATGAATATATTAAAAAGGAGTGTAAATAAACTGAAAGCAGTGACCAGTAGTGTCTGCGTTGTATGTATAGTTTGTTGGGCATATGTAATAGTTTCGGGATACTATTACTTTTTCTAACAAATACAAAAACTAAGAAGTAATCAAAAGAACGCTATTGTTAGCTTCACAGGGAACTTGCACCTAAAAAAAGGATAGAACGATGGGAGATGAGTATCATCCTTCGGGCAGATTTGGAGGAGATATGGACAGGAACGAGGTCGAGATTGACCTTAATAAGTTCATGGCTCTACTCCAAGAAAAGTCTGAATTAAAAGACAGAATACGAGAACTCGAAGACGAGTATAATAGAAACCCTTATCAAAAAATTATATTTGTTGCAGAAGCAATTGATAGTTGGAGAATTATTCCTAGAGCTTTTTTAGCAGTATATATGTATTTATTATATTATACTACATTTTGGTTCATGGGATTAGAAGACCCTACTATGCAACAGTCAGGACTTATATCAGTAGTTGTAGGTGCAGGAGCAGCTTGGTTTGGTCTTTATACTAATTCAAAATCATCATCTAAAGGAGATTTTACTAAAGGAGGTAAATAGTGAAAAAGGGGGCAGTGTTATTATTAACACTTAGTTTATTTGGAGGAATAATTTACGCAGACCAGACAGGAGACTGTACTGCCGGCTCACAGTATTGTGAACAGAATAGTTTAGAAACTACTAATACTACAACTACTACTAATACCAATACGAATACTAATACTAACACTAATACAAATACAAATACTAATACATCTACCTCAACTAATACAAATACAAACACGAATACGAATACTAATACCAATACAAATACGAGTACCAATACAAACAGTAACACCAACGTAAATACAAATACATCTACTGCTACTAATCAAAATACAAATGTAAATACAAATACATCTACCAGTACAGTAAACTCTAGTGTGGACCAGAACGTAACAAATACGACAACAAGTACATCTAATAATACAAATACAAATATAAATACATCAAACTCAACAAGCACTACAAACAATACTAATGTTAATAAATCTACTTCGGAATCAAACGTCACGACTGATAACACGAATAATAATACCAATAATAACAATACCATATCTGATAATACTAATAGAAATATTAACGAATCAAATTCTACCCAGACTATAAATCAGAATGTTAAAACCAAAGCTCCTCCTGCTTCTGCTATTGCTCCTAGTATCATGTCTTATTCACAGGACCTATGTACAACA